TTTTTATGTACTTTAGTAGTCATATCACCTTCAACTTCTAATACATAATCTCCTTTAATAAGTTGTCGGACATTACCGTCTACAGTAAGATCACATGATCCCATAACATATACAGATTTCTTACCTATGGTTATCTCAAACTGATCTCGTACAATCTTTGTTACTTTATCACCTGTAGGATGTATTTCTTCAAATGTACCTGATTTATGTTGAGTCATTAGACGTTCACCATCAGGGGAATCATCTACTTCTATTACATGACCTGATTCAGACTCATATACATGATTGAACGGATATTGTGCATAAGTATTAGATTTAGGATCAGGTTCGTCCCATTTAGAGGGTGGATCAGGTGGTAGGGCTTCAACTGTTGCAACATCAGGTTTAGTAGCTTTAGGTATATCTGTTACTTTTAATGCTCTCCGTTGCATTAATGCTATATGATTGTCGGCATTCTTACCACGCCCTAATCTATTATAATCAGGTTCACCTGCAAAGAAAGGATAGTTAGAGAATGGATCTTTAAAACCTTTAGTTTCAACAGAGTCAGGTTCCTGATCGAATGCTGTTTCTGCAGGCATACCCGATACAGTACCAAGTACAATAGGATCTTGCATAAAATCATCATTAAATGCTAGTACAACCCATGACCCTTCTACTAGGAATTGTGTATGACCTAAACCAGATACAGATGGTGATGTTGTTGGAAGCATTACTGTAGCCCATGGTAATGACTCAGTTGGTATTTCAGATAAATTAGGTGAATGTTTTCCTAATATACGCACTCTTACACGACCCATTTCTAATGGATCCATTCTATCTTCTACTACACCTAACTCAACTTGCATGCTCAACACCTATAAAATCTCTAATTAATTCAAGTGACATTGAATATGTTGTTTTATCAAAATTATGTGAAATGGCAGATATTAAATATTTGCCGGATGATACCATATCTTCAGGTAGATTTTGAAGAGCTGGTATATTTTGTTGTATTTTAACATCTAAACAATCACCACATTCTATTTCTTTAATAGGATCAACAAGTACAGATAATCGTGCAACATTCATTCTATTAATAAATGATGATCTAGACATTAATGATGTAGTATTGATTGTATTATAGTTAGACATTATCCCATCAGCTTCGAATGATACATTATTTGTTCTAGATACAAAATGTCTAGAGTTAGATAATTCATCTAATGGTTTATCATCTATTTTATATTCTTTAGATATTAATTCATTCTTTATTTTAGCAGAATCTGTATACTTGAAAGTGGTTGTGGAAACAGTTTTATTCGATATATCAATAACAGTAGTATTAGATGCATATGCTCCTTTAGATAGAATAGAAAGGGTATCGTATGCAGTTTCTTGTTTAATAGATGTTACATGATTTCTATGATCTGCTAATCCTCTAACAGTTGAACCATCTTTTCCTGTAGAAGATATTAAATTAGAATCATGTATAGTAGCCTTAGTATCTTTAGATATCATTGAATTAAAAGATATTAACTTAGTAGTAGACCCCGAATTTAATGTATCAAATAAGAATAATGGTGATTTCTCATTATTAAATGCTTTATCTAATATCTTATCAATAGCCTGGTAAGGTTTAATAAAAGGGAATACTATATTATAAGATGATGACCCTTTATCATATATTTCTACTTCTCTATTTAAGTAACTTTTATATATTGTTTTAATAATATCAGAAGTAATACCTCTAAAAGATCTTGAAAACGTTTTAGTAGAATTAAGGAATTCTTTTTCTGTTACTAATTTAAATCTTATAGAAGAAACATTTCTTGCTACTTTTTCTATAGAATATACATCAGTTATACGGAAATTAAGAACACGATCAATATCATCTTTTCTAAATTCTATCTGAACTGTTTCTTGTCCTATTAGAGGTACACGATTAACTAGTCCCGAATCATCATACATAATCATATCACCTCTTAAAAAGAACTGATCAATAGCTTCAAATATAGTAAGTTTTGTTACATTATCTGTAACATCATATATATTAGAGGTATGTGACTTTATTTTAACTCTGAAATCAGAATAACTACCTATTATGGCATCCATAATCTTTAATAGCCTTTTTCAACATGAGATCTATATATTGGCATTAATTCTCTAAAATTTAGTGTCATATCAACTCTTACAGGTTCATCGTTTTCTTTAAAAAATGAATTAGAATCCTTATTGTATACAACACTACATGATTGAAGAGCTACTTCTGGCATCTTAGGGAATTGTGCATTAATAAATTCTATATCAAATACTTCAGGGAAATTCAAAGTAAATGGGGATTTTTTTGGGTACATTGACTTTCGAAAATTTCTTATAATATCTTTAACAACTAAGGACTCTTCTCTAGACTCAGGTATAAAGGCCCATGAAAAAGACCATTCTCTAAGACCTACACCTTTAAATGTAATGAAAGGATTTTCTCGTAATACAACTTGGGTTTTTTTAGTTAATTCGTCTAACCCCCCTGCGATTACAGTACCTCCTATACCACCAGCCGCTAATCCTACATTTTTAGCTATTACAGCTCCCACGGCTACTTTACCTGCAGGAGTGGAAATAAGTGCAGAACCTCCGTCCATTATGTCCTTAGCACCTCCTTTCAATCCTTCTAATGATAAATCAAATTTACCCCCAGAGTCTAAAATAGATCCTATAACACCACCTGATCTTTCTTCATATTGTATGTTATCATTAAAAGAAACACCAGGAACAACATGAAGAGCTATATGATATCCTAAGTCTTTAATTATAGAGTCATCAGCTTTACCGTAAGTAGCTGTATGTGAACTAAACATTATAGCGGGAGAAGTAGACTGACCTATATTTAATGGATACCTTAGTATTTTAGGAGCTGTCCCTGTCGTTGGCTCTAGAACTGCGATTGGCATATATGTTACCTTATAAATATGTTTATTATTATTACTTATTTATATATTTATAATGAAAACCTACAAGGGTAAATACAAACCCAAAAATATAAAAAAATATAAAGGTGACTATACCTCAATAACCTATAGATCTCTATGGGAAAGACAAACCTTTAGATGGATTGAAGATCAACCCCATATAGTAGAATGGAACTCAGAAGAAGTGATAATACCATATAGATGTCAAACAGATGGTAAGATGCATCGTTACTTCATTGATGTATACTTTAAGACTAAAGGTGGTAGGAAATACCTAATAGAGATTAAACCTGATAAACAAACAAGACCACCAACAGGTTCTAGAAGAACTAAACGTTATATTACAGAGTCATTAACCTATGTAAAGAATCAATGTAAATGGGAAGCTGCTACTCTCTTCGCTGAACAGAATAACTGTACCTTTGAGATATGGACTGAACATAAACTAGAAGGTCTTGGTATTAAATTACTCAGGTCACAATTACCGAAGACTAAACAACCAAAGAAGAAGATACGAAGTAAATAATATACTGTGTACCCACTTTCCGCGGACGGTAATAATATTATAACACATATACAAAGAAAAGTCAAGTAAAATATATAAATAAACATATGGCAGAACAAAAGAAATCATTATTCGATACATTAGAGAAAGAAGCATTTAGATCAGGTATTCAAGCAAGAACTGTTGATTCCTCTAAATGGTTTAGATCTAAAGTACAGGAATTAGGAGCACAAAATCCACAAAAAGTATTAAAGGATTCGGCTCTTCAAAAGAGAAAGGGATTCAGAACAGGATCTATGTATATGTTCTTCTATGATCCTAAGCATCGTAAGACATTACCGTATTATGATGCCTTTCCTTTAATCATTGCAGTAGAGAGAGCTAAAGGTGGATTCTATGGATTGAATCTACATTACTTATCTCCTGTATTACGAGCTAAGTTTTTAGATAAATTAATGGAAAATACTAATAATCGAAAGTTTGATGAAACAACAAGAATGAAGTTGAACTATCAAGCATTAAAATCAGTTGGTAAGTTAAAAGAATTTGCACCGTGTTTTAAGCATTATTTAACAGGGCATGTTAATTCAAATATTGCAATGGTAGAAGCACCTGAATGGGAAATAGCAATATTCCTTAAAACAGAATCATTTAAAAAGAAATCAAAATCCCATGTATGGGGTCAATCTAGAAGGGCATACTAATGTTACCAGCTAATGTAGATACATTAAAATCAACTATTAATAGACGTGGTGGTTTAGCAATAGCTAATAAATTTGCCATATATATGAATAATCCTGCAGGTCAGAATCTACTTACAGGGGGTGCTGGTGGTATAGGTGCTACTATAGGTTCCCTAGCAACAAAAGGTCTTCAATCATTAGCAACAGGATCTTCTTTTTCTCCTACTGCGTTTCTTAATGATCCCAGAGATATGTATCTTCTAGCAGAATCATGTACATTACCAGGTAGATCTTTTATGACATCTGATCGTAGAACCGGTATAAAAACAACTAAAGTAGCATATGGTATAGATACATCGGCCGTTAAGTTTACATTTCTACTTACTAATGATTACTATATTTGGAAATATTTTAAGTCCTGGATGGATTTCATAGTACCACCATCCGATGATATAAATGAATTAAAACTTAATTATAAGAATAATTACTCTACTGATATACAAATACAACAGATGGCGTCAGGGGATTTCATACCATCATATTCTATATCATTAAAAAATGCATACCCTATTGCAATGGATGCGGTAGAATTATCTAACACATCCTCTGATTATGTAAGATGTACAGTATCTATGGCATATGATAATTGGGAAGAACAAGGCTTATTAGATGCAGCATTAGGAACAGCTGGTAATTTAATAGGAAATATATTTTAATAATAACAGTGAAACAGGTGAATTGAATCATGGCATTACCACAAATAGCAGTACCTAAATATAATTTAACAATACCATCAACTCAAGTTGAAGTAGAGTTTAGACCTTATCTAGTAGGTGAAGAAAAGATATTAATGATTGCCGCAGAATCCGAGTCGGAAACTGTTATGATGAAAGCAGTAGTTGATATTATTAAAAGATGTGTTACACAGGATATTAATCCTAAGAAACTAAAGTTATATGATATTGAGTATATCTTTACACAGATGAAAGCAAAGTCCGTGGGTGAAACGAGTGAAGTTGTTATTAAATGTGAGAAATGTCAGGAATCTAATACCATACCATTAAATGTTGATAAAGATATCTCTGTAACTAATCTTAAAACTAAAAAATCACATTTTAAAATTCAGTTAACTGAAAATGTAGGAATTGTATTAAAGCATCTATCAATGGAAGACTCCTTAGTCGAGGATACAACAAGTGAGTCCCAGACTAATCAGATATTTCATAAGGTTATACAATGCATTGATTATGTATATGAGGGTGATACTGTATATAATATACAAGATGAGGGTATTAAGGAAATGTATTCCTTTATAGAAGGTTTGAACTCTAAACAGTTTAAACTATTATCAGATTTTATTGAAAATATGCCGCGTCTAGAGTTAAATTCTAAGTTTAAATGTTCTAAGTGTGAAAAAATTAATAAAGTTAAGTTAGTGGGTATAGACAATTTTTTCTAATAGCCCTTTCTCATACTAGTTTAACTAATTATTATAAAACTAATTTTACAATGAGTAGACATTATCAATACTCATTGACAGAATTAGAAAATATGATACCTTGGGAAAGGGAAGTATATGTGGCGCTCTTAATACAGGATATAGAAGAAGAAAATGAAA